GCTAAGCAGATCATTCAAAACCCGGTCGTGACCATCAACGGTGGCACGGTCAGCGCGAACGTCGCGCAGGCAACAATCAACCTGACCGCCGATGACATCGAGGTCACGAACTTCACGAGCACCGCGCGTGAGCGCATTGGTGGACTCAAGGACGGCACGTTCTCCATGGATCTCCACCAGGACTACGCCGCTTCAGCGATTGACAGCATCATCTGGCCGCTGCTCGGTGGGACTGCCGCTATCGCGGTGCGTCCGGCTGGCACGGCTGCGCCGAGCGCATCGTCTCCGCAGTATTCGTTCAACGTCTTGGTTTCCGAATATAACCCGCTGGATTCAGCGGTCGGCGATCTCGCGACGTTCAGCGTGTCCTGGCCGATCACCGGCGCTGTTGCTCGCGCAACCGCCTAGTCATAGGAGTCTCCTGCGATGATGACATTCCAGCTCGGTATTGAGTACGCAGATGGGTCGGGGGCTGACACAACAGCCTCGGTCCCCGACTTCATCGCGTTTGAGCGCAAATACGACAGGCCCGGTGCGCAAGCGCTGATGGGCCAGGACGGACAGCCACGCATTGAGTGGTTGCTGTTTATGGCATGGCACAGCCTCAAGCGCGCCAAGCCTGACCTCCCCGAGTTCGATCCCTGGTGCGAGACCGTGTCAGGTATCCGGCTTGGCAAGGAGGAAGAAGTACCCCCTTTGGAGAGCAAAGCGTCCATTGGCTCCTAGTGCATCTTTCCTACGAGTGGAAGGTGCCGCCGTCGGCGCTGCTCGATGAGTCCCCGCGAATGATCGCAACCATGCACCGCTACCTGCGCTGGCGGTCCAGCGAGATGAGGAAGGCCAGCCGCTAATGCCGATGGAGTTGGAAGTCAAAGGCGTTGCCGAACTGGTGAACCGCATCAGCAAGTTCGACCAGGACGTCTACAAGATTCTCACCAAGGAAGTGCGCGAGGGTCTAATGCCGATTGCGCAGCACGCGCGCAGCAACACTCCTGACCAGCCGCTATCCAACTGGGGATCGTGGACGTCAAGCAGCGGCAGGGATCTCAGTTTCAGCGGATCCAAGGTGCGCACGGGTATCAAGCCGCAGGCCGTCAAGCGCTCGAGCCGTGGCCGTGTGACGCGGTTCTCGGGCCGCGTGGTGACGAATACTCCAGCCGGTGCCATCTTCGCGCTGGCTGGAAGCAAGAGTAGCGGTGGCTTTGAGGATTCCCTGACGGCACGCTTCGGGCGCTCGTGGCCGCGCACCCTGACTGACGCGCTGTACGCCGAGGGTCCCAAGGCGCGCGAAGCAATAGAGGACGCAATAGACAAGGCGGCAGCCGCCGTGACGGGCAGGAGGGTCTGATGGCCAAGTCATCCCCAATCAACGTCACGATCTCTGGTGACTACACAGACAAAGAGATCAAGAAGGCTATCCGCGACCTAGACAGTTTGCGCACGGATGCCGACAAGACAAGCGGCAAGTTCGGCGACATGTCCAAGATGGCCAAGGTTGCCGGAGCCGCGATTGCTGCGGGGCTTGCTGTCGGTGCTGCTGCTGCCGTGTCCTTTACTAAGGATGCTGTCATGGCAGCCAGCAACCTGGCTGAGTCGCAGTCCAAGGTCGGCGTCGTCTTTGGCCAGCAGGCGCAACTCGTTCAGAACTGGGCCAAGAACAGCGCGCTCGCGTTCGGTCAGACGGAGCAGCAGGCACTAGAGGCCGCTGGCACATACGGCAACCTGTTCCAGGCGTTCGGCCTAACGCAGACCGCAGCGCGCGAGATGTCCATGACCATGGTGGAACTGGCTGCTGACCTGGCTTCGTTCAACAACACGTCTATAGACGACGCTATTGAGGCGCTGCGCTCTGGTCTGTCGGGCGAAACTGAGCCGCTGAAGCGTTTCGGCATCGCGCTGAACGACGCGCGCATGAAGCAAGAGGCTCTGGCACTCGGCATCTACGACGGCAATGGAGCGCTCACCGCAGCGCAAAAGGCGCAAGCCGCCTACGCCGTAATCCTGAATGACACGACGCTGGCGCAGGGTGACTTTGAGCGCACGAGCGGTGGTCTTGCCAACTCACTACGCATCGTCGAGGCGCAGGTCAAGAACCTCCAGACGGAGTTTGGCACAGGGTTCCTTGAATCCTTGATTGACGTTACAAACCAGTCAGACGATCTGAAGGCATCCTTAGAGGACCTGCGTCCCACATTCCGTGAGGCTGGCCAGAACGCAGGCGATCTCGCACTAGGTGCTTTGCAAGTTACTTCTAACTTTTACTCAATGTCGCGCGCCATAATGTCGGGCAACTGGGACCTCGTGCGGCGCATGCTTTTTGCGACTAATGAGGAACTGGTCACCCTGAACCAGGAAGCGCTAGTCGGAGCCGACAGCCTCAGCTACTACACGGCGCGCGGTTCCGAGATGGAAGCACAACTGCGGGCAAACAGCGCAGCATTGAGAGCAACCGCTGCGGCCACACGGGATGCGACCGGCGCAACACTAGGTCTTGCAGAAGCGCAGGGACAGAGCAATACGCGGTTTCAGATTCTTGCGCAACTCAACAAAGACCCACGCTGGCAAGATTACAAAGAGCGCATGGCTGCGAACGAGCAAGCGACGCGCTCCATGGGTGGCGCGGCGTCGAGCACAAAACAATCCATGGCCGAGTTGCGCAGCGAGATGGAAAAGACCTTTACACAGTCAATGCGTGATGCCATCACCGAAACCACAGACTCTCTGGCTAAGGGACTTGAATCCGCGAAAGACAAAGTAACCGACTTCGCGCGCAATATGCAGAGCACGATTCTCCAAGGCTTCGGCATCGGCAAGTCCTTTGAGGGAGCGCTCAACGAGGAGGGCAAGGTCAATGCGTCGGCCTGGATTCAGGCGGTGGACGCTGAGGTTGCCAAGTGGGAGTGGTTCGGCAACGTCCTCCAGGCGGTGCGCGGTCCCGGCAACGACCCGGCACGGCAGGCGCTTGCTGAATACTTGGCTGGCGAGGGTGCCGACAAGGGCGGCGTCATGGGACAGGCGCTCATTGACAATGGCTTGATCGTCACGATGGCCGAGAAGATGCAACTGGTCCGTGACCAGGCTGGGATCGTCGCGCAGAACATGGTGCCTGAGTTCCTGAAGGCTGGCGTGGACTCAGCGCAGAATACGTATGACGGATTCAAGCTTGCGGCTGGCAAAGGCGGCCCGGTGTATGAGGCGCTGCAAGGCTTGATGGATCGCCTCGCCGCATCCATGAGGCGCGAGACAACTATCACCGTGACGACGATCAACCGCCAGATCAACGAGGTCATCGGCTCCTTCGGCTATGGCGGTCCCCGTGCGATGGGTGGACCAGTCGCGGCTGATACGGCTTACCTCGTCGGTGAGCGCGGTCCTGAACTGTTTGTCCCTGACGTGTCGGGCAGCATTGTGCCTAATGGCGGTTCCCCGTCAAGCACGGGTGCGGTGGCTGGTGGCGGCATCACGCTGAACGTCTACGCAGGCATGGGCACAGACGGCGGCGACGTCGGTCGGCAGATCGTGGACGCGCTGCGCCAGTACGAGCGGCGCAACGGGCCGGTCCCGATCACGGTGCGCTAATGACTGACGTCCAGGTTGTGTTTGAGTTCGACACAGGTGCCGCCGGTGCGACGTTGTTCACGTTGGACGACCCCGTGCGTGGCGTCCTTGGTAATACTGACTACAGATTGGCCGGACTGTTCTCATCAGTTGATGTCACGCAGTATGTGCGTGCAGTCAATATCAGTCGAGGTCGCTCGCGCGTTCTAGATCGAGTCCAGGCGGCGTCTGCCACCGTCGTTCTTGACAACCGTGAACGGCTATTTGATCCGACAGGCAGCAGCATCTATTCGTCAAGCATCGTGCCACGCAAGAACGTCCAGATCACTTTGCGGTCCGAGCCAATCTTCAGCGGCCTGGTGGACGACTGGAATCTTGACTATGACGTGTCCGGCGACTACACGACAACCGCGCAATGCGCGGATGGCTTCCTGGTTCTGTCCCAGGTCACGGTGGGAACTGCCGCCAAGACTTCACAGTTGTCTGGTGCCAGGGTCGGGGCTGTGCTGACAGAGGCCGCATGGCCGACGTTGAAGCGCGATCTGGATACCGGCACCGTGACCTTGCAATCGGATTCACCGGCAGCCAATACGTCCATCCTGGACTACTTGCAAACCGTCACGGACACCGAGTTTGGTGCGTTTTTTATGGACCGAGCCGGTGACGCGGCGTTCCTGGATCGGTCTGCGGTACAGAACTTCTCCAATCCGACTTTGTTGGGTGGCACGGGGATTCCGTTCCAGACAGTCTCGGTGGACTACGGAATCGAATCCCTGGCTAATGAGGTTGTGCTGTCGCGTGCGGGTGGTGGCACGGCGGTCAGGACGGACGCCACGAGCCAGACCACCTACGGCATCGCGGAACTGTCCAAGACGGGTCTGCTGTTCACGACAGATGCGTCCATGGGGCTACTGGCCGACTACCTGCTGGCCCGCTACAAGGACCCGCTTCTGCGGATCAACGAGGTATCCATCACCATGAACGGCCTGACCGAGTCGCAACAAACCGAGATTGCCGAGCTTGATATTGGTTCCCCGTTGGAAGTTACGTTCGCACCGAAGGTCGGTGCGGCGGTCACGCAGTACGCAACCGTGGATCGGATAACCCACAGCGTTACACCTTCGCTGCATACAGTCACGCTGGCTATGTCTGGCGCTGACGCTTCGTTCATTCTTGACTCGTCTGTGTTCGGTGAACTCGACGATGACCGGCTCGGATTCTAGGGAGAGGTATGGCTGTCAAATCATCGTTCTCGGCTGGTGAGGTTCTGCTTGCAGCTGATCTCACAGACACATTTGCCGACAAGAACAACAACAAAAACCTGCTCTACAACGGGGCTATGCAGGTGGCTCAGCGTGGCACAAGCACGACGGGTATCACGGGTGGTGGATACAGCACGGTTGATCGCTGGCAAAAATTTCTTGACACTCTTGGCACTTGGACTGAAACGGTAGAGAACGACGCTCCAACTGGCTCCGGTCTTCGCAAATCGCTCAAGGTGCTGTGTACGACTGCTGATGCGGCCCCGGCTGCGGCTGACTTCTTTATTATGTCGCAGCGGCTAGAAGGCCAAGACTTGCAGCGAATTGCTAAAGGCACCTCAAGCGCACAGCAGTTGACGCTCTCTTTTTGGGTCAAGTCAAATGTGACTGGAAGTTATGTTGTTGGCCTCGAAGACGTTGATAACAGTCGTTATGTTGGTGCAACATACTCGGTGAGTGCTTCTGCGACTTGGGAAAAGAAGACAATTACGTTTCCTGCTGACACGACGGGCGCGTTTGATAACGACAATGCCAACTCGTTGACGCTTCTATTTTTCCTTGGCGCGGGTTCCAACCGGACAAGTGGCACGCTGAATACGACGTGGGCTTCTACGGTGACCGCGAATCAGGCGGTCGGCCAAACTAACCTTGCTGCTGCCACGAACAACTACTGGCAGATCACGGGTGTGCAGTTGGAGGTTGGCCCTACTGGGACGGGTTTCGAGTTCAAGTCGTATGGTCGGGAGTTGGCGGAGTGCCAGCGGTACTACTACCGGCTAGCCGATACGGGAAACTCTCAGACCGTTTTGGCCTGTCACTACTACTCATCAACGCAGGTCAATGCCATTCCTCAGTTCCCTGTGACGATGAGGACGGGGCCGAGTCTTCACGCTGCAAGCGGTACCGACTTTTACAACATTGAGCGCAACTCCGGCGAAGATAAAGTCAATGCGTGGACGATCAGCAGCGCTACCCCCTACGCTGCTCGCATCTACAATAACACGGAGGCTAGTGGGACTGCTGGGCATGGTGGATGGTTCTACACGGCTAACTCAAGTTCATTTCTAGCCTTTAGTGCGGAGTTGTGATGTATCAAATTATTCAGTCAGATCGTGGCACCGTCATTGTTCTTGAGCAGGACGGCGTTCGCCTATCCTTCACCGAGAACCCTGAAAACACTGACTACCAGAAGTATCTTGCGTGGCTTGCTGCTGGTGGTGTGCCGGAAGTGATCGAACCTGCGGAGCCGGAAGCATGACCTTCAACGCTCCCGCCGACATCGTGCCGCTGGTCATCCTGACGACCGCCATCCTCGGCGGCATCCTGTGGTTGATCCGTACGCAGATTGCGATATCCAAGACGCTGCAACCGAACGGCGGCACGTCGGTGAAGGATCAACTCAACCGTATCGAGTCCGAGGTGCGTGACGTGCGCACCAAGATTGACGACCACGTTACCTACCACCTGAACAACGACCTCTAACCAACCCTGCACACCGGCCACCTTCGGGTGGCTTTTCTATTTGGAGGCACTATGCCTGCGATACCTGCCAGATACCGCCGCTGGCTCTACGCCTGCGGTGTCGCCGTCGTCCCCGTCCTGGTGGCGTTCGGCTGGATTGAGGACTCCGTGGCACCGGCCATCATTGGCCTGGTTTACGCCGTGTTTATGGGTGGACTTGCTGCGGCTAACGTCTCGCCGGACGAGTAATGGCGCGCCTTTGTCGGGCCGGTGTCACTCTGCGCAAGCAGATTGACGACAGGTGGCCAGCGCGGGATCGCCGCACAGATGGATGGATCGCTGATTTCCGCCATTCGCAGCGGCGCAGCTTCCACAACCCCGACAAGCACGGCGTGGTGTACGCCCTCGACATTGACGAGAACATGGGACGCGGCAAGGAACGCAACGGAGCGACCGCGCGACAGTTGGCCGACGAACTCGTGGCGTACGCAGCGAGCAACCTGCCAGGTGCCAAGCGCATCATGCACGTTGTCTATGAGGATCAGGTGGCAAGCGGCACCTACCGCCGCTGGTTCTGGAAGTGGCGCGGCAAGGGCTACGGCCACACCGGGCATATCCACATCACGTTCACACCAGCCGCCGACAGTAATGACGGTCTGTTCCCGCTGCCGATCCTGGCGCGGGATGAGGTCGTGCGCAAAGCCTGGAGCGAGGCGCTAGGTCTATGACCCTGGCCGAGAGGCTTGGCGACGCGCGACCCGCGCAGCGTGGACTCCCCTGCCGTACTGCGGTGATCCTGGCTGACCTGGACGCCGACGACGCGCACGCGCTACGGGCCGCACTAGACATCCCTAAGGGTGACCCGCGTCGGCTGTCCTCCCACCTGATCGCATCCATGCTCCGGCTGGAGGGTTACGACATCCACTACAAGTCCATTGAGACGCATCGCAAGCACGGGTGCAGGTGCTTCAAGCATGGCGCTGGCCGAGTCGCTGACGCCTAGGCCGCCGCGCGTCCTGGTTCTCGACCTGGAGACCGCACCTGCCAGCGCGTATGTCTGGGGTCTCTATGACCAGAACATCGCACCCGTGCAGGTGATTGAGCCATCACGGGTGCTGTGCTTCGCGGCCAAGTGGATGGACGAGTCCCGCGTGCAGTTCTACTCCGAGCGTGACGGTGCGCAGGCCATGGTGGAGGCCGCGTGGAGTCTGCTCGATGAGGCCGACATCGTGGTCGGGTACAACCATGTGCGCTTTGACATCCCCCATTTGCAGCGGGAGATGGTGCTGCGCGGCTACGGGCCCCCGTCCCCCTGGACCGACATCGACCTACTAACTGTGGTGCGCAAGCAGTTCAAGTTCCTATCAAACAAACTAGGCGCGGTCACCGAGGCGCTTGGGCTTGACACGAAGGACGACCCTGGCGGTTTTGCCACCTGGAGAGCGGTGCTCGCTGGGGACGACAAAGCCTGGAAGCACATGCAGCGCTACTGCTGTCAGGACGTCTCGGTGACCGCCGACCTGTTTACCTACCTGCGTCCGTGGCTGAAGATGAAGATGCCGCACGCTGGCTTGTGGTCTGGTGCGATGCGCGCGTGCGCTGACTGCGGCTCTGAGCGTGTCTCCCCTGATGGTGTGCATCGGTCCAAGGTCGGCGCGTGGATGCGCGTTGTCTGCGATGACTGTGGCGCGCACATGCGCTTGATGGCGAACGGCGAGACGAGACGGATCTAATGTGATTGACCCTGCGCTAGCAAGTGAAGCGGTGGCCACGATGATGGGCGACCGCATGGCGACCCATGGAAGGCCAGAGGACACCCTGGGCCGGATCGCTGGCATGTGGTCCGGCTACCTCGGTCGAGACCTGTCGGTGGCCGACGTCGCCGCAATGATGACGATGGTCAAGTTGGCCAGGGCTCGACACGGCTACGACCGCGACCACTACCTAGACGCCATCGCCTACACCCTGATTGCGGAAGCCAGCGCACGGTCATGGTCAAGATAGTTATCGGGGACGTGGAGGTGCGGTGGGATGGTGACATCTCGCTGCGCCAGTTGCGCTTCCTGATGCGCGAGGCTGCCGGGATCGCGGTGGCCATCAACGCCGAGACCGAAACACCCGAGGAGACCAAGACCACCGTGGCGCTCGGCTTCACCACCGAGGTGGCCGCATACGACGAGCCGGACCTAAGCGAATGGTTCGAGGAGTCCCCCTAGACCGCATGACGCACGAACCCCCCAGCAGCCCGATACAGGGTCGCTGGGGGGTTCACTTGCGTTACAGGCCAGCCACGGCCCTGTATTGGTTCTCAGGCTCTACGGCTGCGTAAATCTGCGTGGTTGCCACCGACGAGTGGCGCAGCAGATCCCGCGTGACCAGCAGGTCACCGCTCTGGCGGTAGATATTGGTGGCGAACCAATGGCGGCATTGGTGGAAGCGTGCTGCCACCCCGAGATCCATGGCCCAGGCCGTCCACCTGTGGCTCATCGAGTCGGGCCGCATCCTCCAGAGTGGACCGCGTGCCGGGTAGCGGCTGAACAGATCCATCACCAAGTCATGCGCGGGCACGATGGCTTCCACGTTGCCTTTCCCGTGGAGTCGCAGGGCATACCCGCTGCGGTTGCGGATCAGATCCTCCGCATAGAGGCCGACCACATCCGAGGCACGGCAGCCCGCGTAGAGCCCGAGCAGTGTCCAGTCCCGCTGCCGACCCGAGCCAGCAAGCAGGACGCTGACCTCCTCGTCCAGCAAGGGTCGCGGGAGGGACCGTCCGGCACCCGGTAGGCGCACCCCCACGGTCGGGTCACGTTCGACCAGGCCGAGGGTCAGGAGGTCCCGGTAGGCGGCTCGCAAGGCGGCCAGGTACACCCTGCGGCTAGACGGCTTGAGATCGGCGGGCAGGCTCTCCAGCACGTCGGCTGTGGTCGCTTCGTCCGGTGGAACCCGTAGGGCGCGCAGGCGGGCAACCCGCTGCTCGACCGTCCCCGGGGAGTACCCGAGCCGGATGACGTGGGTCTCATAACTTTGGATCAGTTCGGCGTGTCGTCCTTGACCTGTCATTGTTTGTGCGTACA